TACAATTCGTCGCTGCGGATGGGAACCCTTTTGTCCAAACCTCATGGCCCAACCCGACGTTACCGAAGCCACTGCCAGCTCCAAGTTCCGTTAGGCCGGTCTTTACCTCGGAGTTCCAGCCGTTTAATCAACTAGACTGGAAGAACCCAGGGACTCCCCCTGGCCCCTTCGCTGAAGTCAGAGGGCTGGACCTGTGGAAACTGCCGGTGGCGGTTGACAGCCCCTTCGTCCAAACGAACTGGCCGAACCCATGGATGCCGCCCCCGTTCAAGCAGGATGTGATTGGGCCGAATATGGCCGTGCTGCACGATATGACGAACGTGCCGCGTCCGTTCGTGCAACAGGATTGGCCATTGCCGTGGCTGCCCTTTCCACCGAAACAGTGGGTCATCGGAGGGCAAGATCCTCTCATTCCCTTACCGCCAGAGATACCCAGGCCCTTTGCCCAGTGGGATTGGCCGCTACCGAAGCTGCCGCCCGTCTATGTGCATCCGGTGGGACCATGGCCGATGGTGGTCCAGTCTGGGCCAAATATACCAGTTCCTCCAGTCGATACTGATGTCTGGCATGGACGGCGACGACCTGATGAACCAAAGCGGAAGGCGTGGGAACTGCCTCCTCCACACTTCCCTGTGGAGACACCAGTACAAGAACTCATGGTGTTTGGCGAGACGCCAAAGACTGAGTTTACGCCTGAGTGGGTACAAGTCAAAAAGACGAAGCCTCGTGGCACCTATCGAGGACTCGTCTATACCCCACCAGTACAGGAACCACAGTCTGCTCCACCAGTTCGGCAGACCATCACGCCAAGTCGTGACACGAGAGAGGCTGAGAAACTACAGGCGGCGATACTTGAGAAGCAACGGACCACGGCCCGTCACCGCCGAGAAGAGGACATCATTCTCGCCCTGCTGATGCAGGACGAACTTTAACCATCGGATACTCTTTCCGAAAAGGAGACGTTATGGCAGAATCATCGGTGATTGAAACAGTCAGTACACCGTCTATCAGTGAGGCCCCCTCCTATCAGCCGCCTGAGAGCGAACCGCAAGGACTCGATCCAGCAAAGGACGCAGAAGCCAAAGAGCCGGCGAAAGTTGAGGCAAAGGAATCGACGGTCAAGCTGCCGGCGAGCGTCAAAGCGCCGGTCAAGACAGGACGGTTTCAGGAGCGCATATCTGATTTGGTCTCGCAGCGTGACTTGAGCAAGCGTGAAGCAGACCAACTGCGTGACCAACTGGCACGACTCCAAGCGGGAACGAAAGCGCCTGAATCCAGTCCTCAGCCTACCAAGAGTGAGACGGGACTGAACCCTGAAGATTTTGCGACCTATGGCGACTATATTGCCGCGATGGTTAAGAGTACGATGGAGCAACGAGAGGCGTCACAGAAGAGTCAACAGGCCAGAAACGACTATGAAACACACAAGCAAGAACGCATGGCGACGTTCAATGAGCATGCGGCTCCTCTGGCGCAGCAATATGGCGAAGGCTTTTGGGACACCATTACCGATCCCTCCCTCCCGATTACGGAAGCGATGGCCGATGCGGTCATGGAACTCGATCAACTTGGCCCCTATACGATGCTCTATCTGGCGGCCCATAAGGACGAGTCGGCACGCATTGCCAAACTGAATCCACGCGCAGCCACGATTGCGATTGGGCGTCTGGCGGCACAACTTGACCAGGAATTGAAACAGGGAACGACGCCTGCTAGTGAGTCAGCGCCAGTCGCTGAAGAACCCGCACACAATAACCAAATGGGAGCAGTTCGTCCCACGCCAGTCCCGACTCCTCGTGGCTCGTCACCCAGTCTGAATACTTCGCCGAACGATAAGGATTCGGTCGATGAATGGCTGCGGAAGGAAACTGACAGGCTTCGACGGATTAACCCTAATGCCCGATTTTATGGTGCCAGATGAAAACGATATTGACCGTGCTCTTTCTCTTGTTGGTGATAGTGCAAGTGGCCGAGGCGTCCTGTCAGATTATTATCATCGGGACTCGTTCCTGCCAGGTCTGCACCTGGCCGAACGGACAAACCTCGACCACCTGTAGTTGACATCAAACGCTGAGAAGCGTATAGCGTAGTTTAGTTCGTGCCCCGTCCCACGCATAGGACGGCTTCCGGGACAAACTGCCTCCCCGACAACACTGGCAGACCTACATTTGTCTAACACGGAGGTTCCCTATGCCCAATACACTGCTCACCCCCACGATGGTGACTCGCAAAGCCCTGATGATCCTGCACCAGAAGCTCTCGTTCTGTGGCACGATCGAACGGCAGTATGATGACAGCTTCGCCAAGGATGGCGCAAAGATCGGCACCAGCCTGTCGATTCGTCTGCCGAGCAAATTCGTGTCCGCAGTCGGTGCGACCGTCACCGCCTCTGATACGATCCAAAGTTCTGTCGCGTTGACGGTGGGTACCCAGCGCAACGTGGCGATGAACTTCCTCACGTCAGAACTCACCTTGTCGATGGACGATTTCAGTGATCGCGTGATTGACCCCGCGATGGCCGTGATTGCCGCTGGCGTGGAGAGCGATGCGTTTCAGATGGCCCTGGATGTCTATCAACAGGTTGGGTCGGCAGGGGTGTCTCCCACCGCACTCTTGACCTACTTGCAGGCGATGGCACGGCTGGACAATTCGCTGGCTCCTCGCACGAATCGGTGCATTCAGATGCCGCCGCTCGATGCCGCGACCATCGTGGATGCGTTGAAGGGGCTCTTCCAGGATCAGACCATGATCTCCAAGCAGTACCGTGAGGGGATTATGGGCCGGACCTCCGGCTTCGACTGGTACAACAACACCCTGACCCCGCGCTTCACGAACGGCAATAAAGTGGCTGCCGTGACCGTCTCTGGCGCAGGCCAGACGGGTGCGACCGTCACCTTGGGTGGCTTGGCGGGTGCCGATACCTTCAAGAAGGGCGAAGTATTCACGATGGTCGGCTGCAACGAAGTGCATCCTGAAACCAAAGTGGATACGGGCCGCTTACAGAAGTTCGTCGTGACCGCCGATGGCACCTCTGGTGGTGCGACCTTGGCGGTGGCCATCAGTCCGTCGATTGTTGTGACCGGCGCCACACAGAACGTCTCGGCCTCCCCGACCAACGGTGGAGCTGTGGTATTCGATGGGACGGCCTCACTCAATTACGGCCTCATCGTGTCGTACTACAAGCAGGCGTTCGCTATTGCGTTCGCCGACCTCTACATGCCAAAGGGCCTGGACTTTGGCGCACGGGAAGTGATGGACGGGATCTCCCTCCGCATTATCCGTGACTATACCGTGCTGACGGACCTGATCGTGACTCGTGTGGACGTGCTGTACGGGGTGAAAACGATTCGCCCTGAACTGGCCTGTCGCGTGGCCTCGATCTAATCGAGTTCTCCCTGGTGGGGGCGACAGCGTCCCCACCGAACTTGGAGGTATCAGCATGGCTGCAAGTACGCAGAAGGTCTATGCGATGGTGATGAAGGGGCGACCCGACGAATCCGACTCGCATCAGAGCCTCGCCGTCTATTCCAAAGATGAATATGAACTATATCGTTCACGTGGATGGAAACCGGCTCGTGAATTTCACGAGATGGTGGATCGTGCACGACGAAAGGATCTCTAATGTACGTGTATCAAGAATATCCCAAGTGTCTTTATCGCAAGGATCGTGAACCCGTCACGGTGATTAACGCAGAAGAGGAAGCGTTGTTTGCTGGAGATGGGTATCTGACGGCAGAGCAATTTCATGGGACTCGCCCCTCGCCCGTGGCAGAGCCTGTTGCTACTCCTGAGCCAGCGGTGATTGCTGAACCAGAGAAGAAGAAGAAAAAGAAGGATGAGTTTGAATGACCGTTCGTGACCTCTTGGAAAAATCCTTTCGCACGATTCATGTCCTCGGTGCCGGCGAGTCGATGGCCACCGACGAGGCCAATGATGCCTTGGACGTGCTGAACGGCGTACTCGAACAAGCGAATATCGACAAATTGATGGGCTCCTATCAAACGGACCTCCTGATTCCCCTTGTGGCGAACCAGGTGTCGTATACGATAGGCCCATCCACATCGACCCCGAATGTCATTGCGACGAGACCCGTCGAGATTCTGAGCGGGTTCTCGCGCCGGGGCACGATTGATCTCCCGTTGTTTATCGGGTCCAAGCAGGACTATAACCAGATCACGAAGAAAGACATTGGCATTGCTGGCTGGGAAATGATGGTGTACTACGAAGCCCAGTTCCCAAAAAGCGTGCTGTACGTCTATCCCGTCCCGCTCGATACGCTCACGACGATCTATCTCACGGTGATGACGGCGATTGCGCCGTTTGCGACGTTGGATGATACCGTGTCGATGCCGCCTGGGTATCGCGTCTGGCTCCAGTACAAGACGGCGATGCGTTTGGCTCCAGAGTACGGGATGACGTTTACCACGGATATGCTGAGTAATCTCCTGGATGCCGAATCGGCATTGAAGCGCAACAATATCAAGCCGATGCCGGTCGCTCGCTCTGGGGTGAGTCAACTCTCACGAATCGCTAGCGGTGCGTACAACGTCTATTCCGATACCTCGAAACCCTAATGCCAACAACCCAAGACACGCCACAGACCTCTGCCCCTGCACAGGCAGGATCGCATACGGCGATTGAGATATTTGGGTTAGGAGCGCAGCAACGCTCGCCCTTCATCTCGACCGTGAAGCGCGTCAATGCGGTGGTGGAAATGACGGACAATGGGCGTCAGCAAGCGGCGATTATTGGGATGCCAGGGCTATCATCTTATATTACGACTGGCGCTCGACCGCCTCGTGCCTTGTTCATTCGTGAGGGGGAACTGACGTTTTACGTGGTGGTCGATGATCTAATACTCAAATGCCTCGCCAATACGGCGTCGGTTACTATCGGCACTTTTACCACGATTGAAGGCCCCGTCTGGATTGCCGACAATGGCTCGCAACTCTTCTTCAATGATGGCGTCAAAGCCTTTATCTACACCCTGGCGACTGGGGTGATGACCCAAGTGACAGACCCTGATTTCCCCGTCAATGCGCGTGGCGGTGACTTCCTACAACAGCGATTCTGGGTCTATACCACCACGGGGGTCAATGCTGGACGGGTGTATGGGAGCGATCAACTGAATGGCCTCTCCTGGGATGCCCTGAACTTCTTTACCCCTGAAGCCCTGCCTGATGGGATTGTCGCCGTGTTTCGCTGGTTCAACAACCTCGTCGTCTTTGGGAAAACCTCGATTGAGTGGTGGTCTGGGATCTCCACACAAATCCCTGGTTTATTGGGGTTTCAGTCGATTACCGGCGCGAATACCGAAGTGGGTCTGGGGGGAGAATTGTCCTATTTTGGGGTGGGACAACGGCTCTTTTTCCTTGGCCGTGTGAGTGGACAGGCCGGGATCTATGAAATCGTCAATTATACGGCGGTCAAGGTCAGCACGCCTGCGG